ACTGGACGCAAAAAATTGAAAGTCCGTTCAAACAGTCCGTGAACTTCTTCTTTTGACAGGTTTTGTTCTATCAATGGAAATTCATGTTTCGCCTGCGAATTGGCTTCAACAATCTTCTCTGCACGGTTCTTTTCCTGCATATCGAATCCCCAGACGTATGTCAGATCATATCTTCTGTTTTCCTGCTCCCATTCCTTCCTGACTCTTTTTTTCAGCCAACCTGTACATGGGGCAAAACCATTTCTGGCATCCTTGAATCCGCCGTACACTCTCACGCAATCTTCCACGCATCTGTATTCCTTTGACCGCAGAATCCGTATCTCTTTTCCGACTGCCGCTTCACAGTCTCGTATAAATCGCATGCTGTCTGGGTGCTGATCGTCAATATCTATGTATATCCATTCATCAACATCCCCTGCCAAATATCCAGCCATAAAACTGCTGATTCCTGCACTTATCCAACATACTTTTTTTGTCATAACACCACGCTACAAATGCTGTATCGTGGATCACCATTCGTTTGCTCTTATGCGACCTGCGCCGTTTCCATCGCAAGCCTTATAGCCACGGTGTTGTAATTTTTAGGTACGTCACCGCCATTCACTACGCACCAACCCGGTTTACCGGGCATTCGTTATTCCTTTCTTTCCTCTATCTCTTCAGGCACTTTTGCGATCTCACTACGCAAACGAGAAGCAAGAGTTGATAGTACAATCCTATACACTTCTTCTTTCTGCTTTATTTTTTCATTTTCCTCTCGCATTTCTTCTTCTGACATTTCAGCGTAATACAAAATCTTTCTGTACTCTTTCACGCCAAATTTTTCTTTTATGCAAGATGCAATCCCGACAAATTGCGCTTTTATCAAATCATCTTCTCCGTCAATCTCTATCTTTCTGTCTTCGCACCGAATCACTGCTCTACCTCCTCTCTAATTCATATCCATTTTCTTTCTCTTTCTCGGCTGGTACTTGTCGCACCAGCCTACTTCACAATTTCTGTGGTTACCAGTTGTTGTGTAGTAGCCACAAGTTACATTCGCATTGTTACCCCATTCACTGAATCTGCACTTTTTACATACATGAATGGTTGTCTTTATCATTTTATTTTCCATTGATGCTCCGTTCCTATGCAAACGGTAACTCTTCGTCAATTCCATCTGGGATGTTCATGAAACCATTTTCATCAGTCATTGGATTAACTGCATTACTTGGATTAGCCGGAGCTGTGCTCTGCTGATTGCTGTTTTTGCTTTCTCCAAACTCAATCTCTTCCACCAGAACATCTGTGGTGTAAACCTTGTTTCCGTCCTTGTTCGTATAAGAGCCGGTCTGAATCCGTCCACAAATATTAGCTTTCATACCTTTACGGAAATATTTTTCGATAAACTCCCCGGATTTTCCGAACGCTACACAGTTGATAAAATCAGCCGTCGGATTTCCATCACCTTTGAATCTTCGTTCTACTGCCAGAGTAAATCTCGCAACCGCAGTTGTCTTTTCTCCGTTTGAGTATCTAACGCCAGGGCCTTTCGCGAATCTACCTGTTAAAATTACTTTATTGATAAGTCATTCCGCCTTTCTTCTAATCACCATTTCATATTCTGAATTTGGATATTCTTCTACCATATTGGGTAATAATTTCCTTTATCATCCGCAACCCAATAACCTGTGCTCCAAGTATCAGTTAATGGGTCATAGACTTTTCTGCCTTTAATCATTCTTTTTTTCCTCTATTTCCTTGAGTTCTACAAAGCCATCAGTAATAGCTTCTTTAATAATCAAAGTATTGTATCTTTCAAGGCTGATTGTTATTGTTTTATCCTCACACTCTCTTATATTTCCTAAAATATCTTTGTATTTAGCCATATAATCTCCTTTCTAAAACGGACACTCACTAGGATTTTTCAAATCCCAACTTTTCCCTGCAACCGCAACATCTACATTCGCCCCATAAGCAACTTTTTTCATCTTTTCGATAAATTTACCGGCATCTGCATTTTCTTTTGATAAATGGCACATAATCACGTTCTGCAATTGATCTGACGCATTGGATTTTACAAATTCACAAGCTGTGTCAATGCTCATGTGTCCCCCGATAACATGGTTTTTCTTTGCATCGTCACCGGACAACAATTCAGGGTCATAATTGACTCCCAGGAGAATGTGATTTACATTTTTGAACCGCCACTTAATCAGTTCTGTGTCAGTTGCATAAATCATTGTCCCCATCTCCGGGTGCTGAATCCAAAAGCCGTAACACGGGCATTCAGAACCGTCACCGTTTGTATGCATCCATTTGCCGTTTAAATCGGTCAAATCAAATGCTCTGATTTTCCACCTGCCTTTGAATTTTGCACCGATATCATCTCTATACGGAGCAAATACAGGTATTCCCATTGCTTCTAATTTTTTCAGTGATTTGCTATGGTCTCCTAACCATGCTCATGAGTTACAACGCATCCGAAAATGTCCCTCACATTCCATCCGCACATCTTCTTAATGTCCCTAATCGGCATTCCTGCATCAAGCAGAAGTGTTTCCGTATTTGTTCTGAGTGCATATGAGTTTCCAGAACTTCCGGTTCCGCAACATAACAGTTTGAGCATTACATCACCTCGCTTTCCTTCCTGATAGCCTTATGAAAAGCTCCATTATCAAGCCACTTCAAAACAGTTGAAAGTTGAGTATGCTTAATCACTTCAATATGCTTTGTGCTGTGATACAATATAACCCATTCCTGTTTCAGCAATTCTTCAAGGCTTGTTATTGGTTCGCCTTCTTCAAATTTCCGATTCTTTTTCAGATATTCCAGATGTTGCTTCCTGTAATCACATTCGCAACATTTTTCTGAAATATAGGATGGATAATGTTTGCCATTCACCTCCACCGATGATGAGCAATACCTGCACGGATTCTGTTTCATACTCACACCTCGATTTCATTATCCTGTGGGAACTGAAAGACAGCGCTACTAATAAAATCTACTTTTGACGGCTGGTTTTCTGCTAGCACCATAACACCGCATTTATTTAATCTTTCAAATTCTTTTGCCAAATCTTCTGAAACATCAACATTCTGCATTACGATAGGCATACCGATATATGTCTCTCTCAACAATTCCATTACTTTCAAGACTTTTTCTCTGGAAGAATATTCGGCAATTACTCTTAATTTTCCTTCTCCAGTGTTATGAACTACATCTTTCGCTACTTTGATTTTCCAATCATCTGTAGCACTGAAAACAAAATCTTCATACGGAATATCCGTATATCCATCCTGCGAAATTACTCTCATCTTATCCCTCCTGCATGAACTCCGGCATTGCCTGCTGCCCGTCCGGTTCGGTCACTGTTCCCGGCCCTTCCGTTTCAAAATCCATAGAATTTGCATTCTGAACGATCTCTTCATGAGCCTGCTCCTGTACATCTTCGATCTTGTATTCTTTGAAATCACCGTCAATAATCTCTTCTTTTGTATACAGACCCATAGTCAGTTCCGGGCAATTAAGACTGGAAAAGAAAGATGCCGCTCTGTAGCGAAGCATCAGCTGTGGCATAGTTTTCCATTTACTTCCGTTTTTGCCAAGCCATCCCTCTGCTCTTGCCATGTCCATGTCAACCGTCATACCTTCAACTTTTCTACCATTCTTCATTACCCATGCTGTGCAAGAAAATGGCTTTCCGTCCTTGTCCTTCTTCTCCTCGAACTGTAATTCCGTATCAAATTTTCCGCTGTTATTGATCGCAGCAATCAAAAACTTGGAACTCCATGACGGTCTTCCCTGGATTACATTAAGGTTCTGCATTACCATAAGCGGACTTACGTGCAATCTCTGTGCCTGCTCAATGGCAATCAGACAATTCGCTTCATTTCTCTGGAACGTTTGTGGCACTATCGTTGAACTTGACAATGCTTTTGCCATCTGCATAGCCATAATGAAGTTATCTGACGTTCCAAAAATTCCAAGACTGTAATCCGTCACTTTATTTCTTGATACTTCTCTCTTTTCCTCTGTTACTGCTACCTGTGTATCTGCCATAATCACTTATTCCTCCAATAATTCTTTTACATATAAATCCATCGAGTGGCACAACTTAATGCAATTCCCATGTAATGCATGGTTTTTCCAAGCGTTGTACTTCTCAAAAAATTTTTCTTCCGTCATTTTCCCGGATCTAACCAGTTCTGACCATTTCCTGATTTTCTTACGCATCTTTCGTTTGTTTGTTCCACTCAATTTTCTTATGTATTTTCCGTCCAATGTTACGTAGTGATGAAAACCTGTAAATGCTATTCCGCATTTGAATGGGACAATCTGTGTCTTTCCATTCAATTCAAGTTCCAGCCTTCCAAGAAATTCTCGGATCTGTTTTAGACAAAACATCAAATACTCTTTATCTGGATAGATCAAATAGAAATCATCCATGTATCTTCCATATCTGGATATTCCAAGTGTTTCGGTAATGAAGTGATCCATACCATCTAGCATCAGAAGTGCATATACCTGAGCTACCTGATTCCCGAGTGGAAGCCCCAGACCTTCTGTGCTTTCAATAAACAGGTGATTCAACCATTTGGTGTACTCATCTGGAAAGTGATAGTCAACAATTCTTTTCAGGATCTCATGGTCTATCTGGTAGAAAAACTTTTTAATGTCACATTTAAGAATCCAGCCATCAAGTCTATGTTCTTCATAAAAATCAATCATTTGCTCTTTCAAGCAATCCATTCCAAAATGAGTACCTTTCCCCTTCTGCCCTGCATAATTCGTACTAATAAAGCGATCCCTTAATGCAGGATGCAAAATCTCGTCGCATAAGCAATGTTGGACGATTTTGTCTTTGAAAGAACACGATTTAATCACTCTTTCTTTCGGTTCGTAAACCTTAAATTCGTTGTACGGATTCAACCGGTATGTCTGATTTTCCAGTTGTTCTTTCAATAAGTGAAGTCCTTCCAGATTCATAGTCTGAAATTTTGCACAGCTTCCATTAAAACCTTTTCCAGTTTTAGCCTTCCGGTATGCCTTATACAGATTTTCATAGCTGCATATAACATCTTTATCCATTGTAAAAATTCCTTTGTATTTACCCTATTCGAGAAGGTCATGCACTTTTTTGTATCTTTCTCTGATTTCGGCTTATTGCCTACTCTAACTGCCTGTTTGATACAGAATGGGCGAACACCGTTGCTGTTGTTGTAATTGTTGTTGTTGATATTGCCGGATGGAGCAACAACGGTTTAAACAGCGCATAACCTATAATTTTATCGTCCTTTATCTTTGGTTCTCCATGCAATCGCCATATGTTTTATATCGGACACCATTTTCGACCAATACTCCGTGCTTTCCATGCTGATAATATTAAGTTTCATTGATAATTCGATATAAAACAACAATTCATCGCAATTTGTGATTGCTTTTGTCTGTAACTCTGATCGCTCCTTTTTAAAATTTTTCAAATCTGTCCGGTTGGCTTCGTACAAATATTCATAAATTTCAAGTGCTTTATTCTGCATCTTGTCCACCAATGAAAATCTATACTTTTTAGGATACCAGTTGCAATTCGATGTCACTCTCAAAGTATGCTCTGCCAGATCTTTTGCTTTCAGAATTACTTTCAGTTCTGTTTCTGGCATTTATTTTTCCTCTGATTCAAAGATTGCAGAAGAAAAGATACAGAACGGGCGAACACCGTTGCCGTAGTAGCAACTGAAGTTGCGGATAACGCCGGATGGAGCAACAACGGTAACACTGTTGTTGAAGCCATTGCAAGGTGTACTCCACGGAGAAATCAACCAGAACCAATCGTCTGTATTTGGAATGAGCTTTCTGTATTTCCGGTACTCATCCACTGTCAAAAGTGAAACTTTATCATCACATGTTCCGTACTCCGTCTGACCGTCCAAAGAAAGAAGGCTTCTCTCAAATTTGATCAGATTACCTGTCCCGATTTCTGATTCCATCTTTTTCAAAAATTCTTCATTCAAATATTTTCGAAGATTGCTGGTTCTCCAGTCATTGTTTTCAGAGCTGAATTTCATTTCACCTATAGAATCAGACAGACAAACATAACCATCACTCGTGATATCAATAATCTTCCAATTAACTCCTGCCAGTTCAAATGTTTCACCAATAGTAAGAAATTTGGAAAATTTCTTGTTGCATTCTACTTTCTGGCCGCTTCTCAGCTCTTCCATTTCTTTTTTTAACACATCAATCTGTTCCTGCAATGCTTTCATTGTTAATCCCATTTTCATTCTCCCTTCGATACAAAGATATTAGATTTTAAGATACAAAACGGACGAACACCGCCGCCGCTGTCGCAAACGTTGCGGCTGACATAGCCGGATGGAGCAACAACGGCAATTGAATATTTCCATTCTCTGTCTTCTGTGCTCCAAGGTGTGCATGTCCACCACCAATCATTAAGGCTTTTATCAACCAGTAAATTGTTGTACAGTCTGGCTTCGTCGAATGTGATTGGCCTGACTTTGCACTTGCATCCGGTAAATTCATACTGTGAATCTACAGATTTCGGGTCCGCAACAGTTTCAACAAGGTTTTCCTCTCCTACTTCCGCCTCAATAGCTGGCTGAATTTTTGTCTCAATAACTTTTCTAAGGTTTGATTTACTGTAGTCCTTTGAATCATCATCAAACTTTACATTTCCCGCCATGAATCCTTTGGAGATCACTTCTGTTGTTTCCTCATGCTGCTTCAAAACCACAAAGTCATATTCCCCAATTTTGAAAATTTCTCCCGGATTCAAAGTCGAAAGCTGCACTTTCGACTGTTTTTCCTCTTCTTCCAGCTTCTTAACCAGTTCTCTTGCCATATCCAATGCTTTACTCATTTTCTCCCTCCACTTTTAGTTCTTTGCCATCATTTACGATCAACATAATCAACTGCCCGTCTACCATATCAATAACTTTTTTCTGGTTTTCGGAGTCCAACGACTCGCAATCGTCCAGCCAGATTGGGACTGAAATACCCTCAATTTTCTGAATGCTCCGGCAAATATCCAGTTTTCCGAGAATCCGGTTTCCCTTATTGCTGATTGTGGTCAGAATAGACTTTCCGTCAATCTGTGGAATGCATACGGACTTATAATTGCCGTTCTTTGCATTCTCGAACAACTTCCATTTAACCAGTCCAAAATGGCTGTTGATTTCATCTGAAAGAAGTTCATTTTTCTTCTTTTCCAGTTCTTCCAGAAGGTCAAGAATATGCTCTGCATCTGTCTTTTTCTGCCCCAGATCAAGCTTTCTTGCTTTCAGTTCTTCCAGCCGTTCTTCTTCTGCGGAAGTATCAGACTGTGCAATTTTCTGTTCGCAGGTTCTCAGCTGCTCGTTCAGATTCGATTCTTCTTGTCCGAGCTGTGCTTTCAGATCAGAAGCATTTCCAAACTGTTCCAGATATTTTTCTTTTTCGGCAATCTGGCTCTGAATGACCTTATACTCTTCTGTTCCAGAAATATCCACAGTTGCCGGAATTTCCGCTTCTTTTTCTCTGAGAAGTCGAATTTCTTCTTTAATATTCCGAATACATTCTGCGTTATGCTCAAAAAAAGTATTCAAAGTCTTAATATGTTTTTCATTTTCCTCGATAGAAGATTTCAGAGACATTCCTTTGTCGGTGATGCGCTTCAATTCCGCTTCTTTACGCACTGCGAACTCTGACCGGAGCTGTTCTTTCTTGTCCTCTGGATATTCCTGCCCGCAGTAGACGCACACTGTACTGTTTTCGTCAAAAACTCTGGTTTTCTCCTTCTTCCAAAGTTCAGCCATTTTTTGCTTATCTTCGGTCAATATCTTAATTGAGCCTGTCAATATTTCTACTTCCCGGCTGTAATTGTCAGACTCAATTTCTAATCTCCGCTTTTCGGCTGTTTTTTCTGCAATCTCGCTCCTGATTTCCCTGACTTTTTCAGAAAGAGCATTATTCGCCTGATTCTGCATATCTGACAGTTTGAATTTCAGCTCCATAATTCCGTCAGTCGCAGCTTCATAATCTTTCAAAATGTTCTGACTATCAGCCTGTTTTTTCAGATTCTCTGCAATCTGTTCTTTCAATGTATTTCTCTGCAATTCCAAATCAGATACATCAATATCGGATTTCAACTTGATGTCTCGTTCTTTCTCCTTAATCTGTCCGTCCAGAACCGGAAGCTCTTTCTCAATATCCGATTTCTTTTTCTTATTCATGGCAGATAACTCCTCAACTGAATAATCATTCAGTTTTTCTGCCAGTCCATGAAGGCTTTCGTTCTCCCAGCAAACATACAAATCTGAAAATTCTTTTGATAGAGAAAACAAATATGCTCTCATTTCATCTGCTTTTTTTACTAAAAAAGCTTCCGGATTCGAACAGCTTTTCAAAAGTCCCATATCAATTCCAAGATATGATTCAAATTCTGCTTTTTTCTTTGGAACATCATTGATAAAGTATTTATTATCATCTTTGTAGGATGCTCCGTCCTTGCTGATCGTCCGGTGCTGTACCTTTCGCATGGAAATTTCTTTTCCATCCAGATCGAATATCAGTGTTACTTCTACATCAGAATCCATTACCGGAGATCCGGTAACTTCCCTACGGACTGCCGGACTGCTTTTCAAATTGTAGTCGCAATCAAACAGTACCCAAGTGTATGCGGTCGCGATGCTGGACTTTCCAGCTCCGTTCATACCGGAAATTTTAGTGATATTAGAGAAATCAATCTCTTTTTCGGTATATTTTGTGAAGTTTTTCAACTTCATTCGCAAAAGTTTCAGTTCCATTTCTTTTCTCCCTTAATTCGTTTGCGGTTACGATGGCCAGTTCCGTTCCAAGTATACGAAGTATTTCCTCTCCGCTCGGCTTGCATCCGGCAGCTATCAAACCAACCAGAACATTCACTCTGGTTTCCTGATCTACCAAATCGAGATACTCGTCTTTGCTGATGCATATGTACGCATCCTCCAGTAAATCCACTTTCATTTTTCCTCCACCTGTTCAAATCCAAGCACCTGACCGTCGTTAATAATTGCCGCCTGACCTTTCATTTCACAATTTTCAATGCAGTCCTGTACTGTAATAGCTTTCATGTTCATTTTTTACCTCCTATAATTTAATCTTCTGAATTTATCCACTGACCGGATAATTCCTGTTCCCTTGTGGATGATCTTTAAATAGAACTCCGTTTCATCCACCAGCATCCAGTTAGCCGGATTAAATCTAGCTGCTGCCACAGCTTCTTTTTGCTCTCTGGTTAATCTCTTCGGCTGCTTCATCTCTTCTTTCTCCGTGAAAGATACAAGCTGTATGCGATGCATGCTCCAAACTCTGCAATAATGCAGGACAAAAATCCTACCCAAAATTCTGGAATGTAAATTGTCATGATTTTCCTCCTATTTCCCGTGCAATCTTTCCAGTTCCGCTGCACGCTTTAAAATTTCTTCAGCATAGTTGCTAAGTGTTCCGTCCTCGTATGCTCCGACTCCGTAATTATCGGAATATCCTGCGTTATAGAACATCAGTGCCGGTGCCGCTTCACCATATTTGTGAAGCAGTTCTTCCAGAATCGTTACTCCAACATAAATGTTGTCGTATGGATCTGTCATATCACGGTCGCCTATCAACTCTTTGTGAATTTCCTTATCCACCTGCATGAGACCGACGCAGTTACCGTTTACCGCATCCGGGTTCCAGCCAGATTCCCGTTCGATCATTGCTTCTACCAATTCCGGTGAAATGTTCTTGCTTTCGCAGAGCCTTTCAATGTACTCCTGCCAGTCTCCCTGATGATCGCTCCCGGCATTTGCAATCATGGCAAAACCGGCGAACAACAGGAATGCAATTACTACCGCTATTGCCATTTTCTTCATTGCTCCCTCCTACTTTTTGTGACATTTGATAGGTGAATGCTCTCTCCATCTGTAATGTCTTGCTGGAACATTTTCACCTCGAAACTTCTTTTTCTTCTCGCTCAATGCATCCTGTTCCGCTCTGAATGCTTTGTACTGCTCACACTCATCATGGTAGCTTCCGCATCCACGACGTTCACACTTTAAGCATGGTGCCGTCCGCATAAGTGCCTCCTACTTTTCTGCCAGAAACTTATTTACGAAGTAAACCTGTCCTTTTCCGGTAACTTTGGTAGTCCGTGTTATTCGCACAGAACCATCTGGGTTCAGGACATTGCTCTCTTTTATCTCAAACAATCCCTGTTCAATATATCTTTGAGTCGGAATATTTCTTGAGTTTCCACTTTTAATCAAATATCCGTTTTCTCTTAACCATATGAACATTCTTTTCTGCCCAATTTCGTACCCATTCTGACAAATCAGCTTTGCCAAATCTCCGATGAGAATAGAAGTGTGGCTCGTTGCTACTGCATCAGCAAAGATTTCTTTCGGCTTCATCCGCTCACAGTCTTCAACCAGCTTAGTGTTATGCTCTTTCAGACTGTCAATGGTTCGGTTCGCAATCTTCAATGCCCTTGCCATCACCTGCTCCGGTGTATTCCAGGCTTTCTCCAGATCAAGCAAATACTGTCTGCACTGCTTACCTTTCTCTGTCCTGCTCATAAGGCATAAGTGCTTTGCCATATCAACAGTCAGATTGTAGTCCTGCAATTCTCTATGTGCTCCATTGTTTACAACCGTACCTGAAAGTACGCTTGTGAAATCTTCTCCCTCAACAAATCCCTGTGAATTTGTCTCAAACCAGGCAGAGAATCTTTTGCTGATTTCCAACTGCTCATAAAGCTCCCTAGCGGACACTGTTTGCGTATCAAAATTTACATTCAATAACTCATTCATTTCAATTCACCTTCTTTCGTGGTATACTCTCCTATAAAGGAGGTGATAAAGATAAGTAAATGTCCTCTTAATGATTTCAAGGATTGTGTACATGACTGTGCGTGGTATATTTCCAAATATGAATGTTGCGCTATACATAAATTAATCAGTCTACATAGCGTATCAAATCTCGTATAGCTTAAGTCCATAGAAAGAAATATATCCAGTATCGAAT